CAAGACGCGTGGGACGGCGGGCCGGGCGCAGGGCATGACCATGGCGAGGGCCGCCTACAAGCCCACCGAGCGCAGGCTCTATGCCCTGCCCGTCCTGCGCCAGAAGGTCGAGGATGACAAGGAGAAGCTCGAGCAAATCAAGACCCACGGGGCCCCGGAGCGGAGCAAGAGCATTGTGCGGTTCAGCCGCACCGGCTACCGGCTCACCCCGGAGGAGATGCTCGAGGCCATCATCAAAGACCTCGAGGCCACCATAGCGGCGGATGAGTACGAGATAGAGACGCTCGAGAAGGCACTCGCCCATATCGAGGACGACCCCTTCTACCCCGCCGTCGAGGCCAAGTACATCGACGGGCTCGAGGACGACGACATCGCCGCAGACCTCAAATGCGGCAACACGCAGCTCTGGAAGCAGCGCGGAAGACTGGTGCGGGCCGTTGCGGTTCTCCTCTACGGCTCGCAGGCGTCAATGTGAATTTCAGCCGCGAATTTGCGAACCTTGCGTGTGAATTTTGCCTGTGCTATAATACCTACAATGCGAAATTGCGGATAGCCGCAGCAGAAAAGGGCACCAAGGCCGTCTCGGAAAACCGGGGCGGCCTTTTTTCATGCCAGAAAGGAGGAAAGCGGCGTGAACATCAAGCGCATCAAGCTCGCAGACGTGAAACCGGCGGCCTACAACCCAAGGCGGCAGCTCAAGCCCGGCGAAAAGGAATACGAGGCGCTCAAGGCATCTATCAGCCGGTGGAGCCTCGTGGAGCCGCTCGTCGTGAACCTTCGGACGGGCAACCTCGTCGGCGGGCACCAGAGGTACAACGTCCTGCTCGACCTCGGCCACACGGAGGCGGAGGCGGCAGTCGTAGACCTCGACGAAAAGCAGGAAAAGCTGCTCAACGTCGCACTGAACCGCATCGAAGGTCAGTGGGACTACGAAAAGCTGCAAGACCTGTTCGAGGAATTCAGCGCAGAGGACATCTTCGCAACCGGCTACTCCGATGGGGAGCTCAAGACCCTTTTCGGAGGCGAGGACGAAGGCCCCACAGACCTCTACCAAGATGACCCGGAGCCGGAGGAAGGCGACGGCGGCGACGACACCGAGGAGGACGACGGGGAATTCAGTATCTACCTCTCCTTCCCGACCCGGCAGGCCGCAGAGGAATGGCTCGAGGGCGAGGGCATCGAGAGGGGCTTCCCGAGGGGAGGCCGGAACCTCGTGATACACATGGAGGGCGACAGCTATGAAGATACAAGAAATTGAATTTTCGCGGCTGATACCCGCCGACTATAACCCCCGCGTCGCCCTCACCCCGGATATGCCGGAGTTCGAGAGGCTCAAGAACAGCATAGAGACGTTCGGGAACGTCGAGCCCATCGTCTGGAATGAGCGCACCGGCCACATCGTAGGCGGCCACCAGCGCCTCGCCGTGTTGCAGCACCTCGGCTACACCAGCGCAGAGGTCAGCGTGGTAGACCTTGATGAGAAGGAAGAAAAGCTCCTCAACGTGGCCCTCAACAAAATCAAGGGCCAGTGGGACTATTCCCGGCTGGAAGAAATCTTCCAAGAGTACGAGCTCGAGGAGGCGAAGGTCACGGGCTTCACCGGGCAGGAAATCGCCCTCATCCTCGCCAAGAACGACGACGTCGAAGACCCGGCAGCATGGCAGGACGATGAGGAGGACGAAGAAGACGAAGACCCAGACTTCCTCGGGGCCTCGTGGGTGGTGACGCTCACTTTCCGCAGCAGCCGGGACGCCCAGAGGTGGATAGACCGCATGGGCTACGACGCCACCGCCAAGTCCGGGAAGAAAACCACCGTCATCAGAATGGAGGAGTGAGGCATGGACTTTTATGTGGGAATTGCGAGCTACAAGAGGCCGGAAGCCTCCCGGACGCTCGATTACCTCGATAGCCTCGGCTTCCCCAAGGAGCGGCGCATCTTGAGCGTCCAGACGGAGGAAGACCGGGACGCATACACGCGCAGCGGTTTGAGCGAGCGCGTCGGCACCTTCTTGTACCGGGAGGCCAGCACCGCAGCCGGGAACAGAAACACTATCCTCTTGAACGTGCCGGAGGGCACCAACGTCGTCTTCATGGACGACGACATCAAGCAGGTCGTCATGGAAGACCTCGGGCTCGTGCCGCTGGACACCCTCGAGAAGTTTGAGCGGATGTGCAAGCTCGGCTTTGCGACGGCCCAGAAGAACCGCACCATCTGTTTCGGCCTCTACCCCGTCGCCAACGCCTATTTCATGCGGGGCGGCTACAAGAAGGCGGCCATCTGCGTCGGAACCCTCATCGGCATGGTGGCGACGCCGGGCATCACCTTCTGCGAGGAGCTCCAGACGAAAGAGGACTATGAGCTGTGCTGCCGCATCATCCGAAAATACGGGGCCTGCATTAGGTTAGACCGCTTCGCCTGCGACGCGCTGCACTACTCCAAGGGAGGATGCGAAGACGCATGGAAGGACAAGAGCGGCGTCATCCGCGTGGCGGAGCTGCTCGTCGCCAAGTACCCGGACATCCTTAAGCTGAACCCCAAGCGCCCCGGCGAGGTGCTCATGGTAAAGCGCGGAAAGAGGTGAGGCAGATGGAAAAGCTCAAGCAGAACTATACGAGCCCCCGGTGGAGCATGGAAATCCCGGACTGCTCCATGCCGATGAGCATGGACACATACAGCCGGTGTTCCTATAACTGCCTCTACTGCTTCTCGTTCTTTCAGAAAAGCCACACCACCAAAGGCTACCTCACCGGCCAGCCGCGCAGCGTGAACCCGGAGAAGGTCATCGCCCTGTTTGAGAATGCGGCGGTCAACAACACCGCAGCGGCGAACAAGACGGACGTGCAATTCTTCAAGTACATCCAAGACCGGCGCATCATGCAGTGGGGCGGCCTCGCGGACGAATTCGACGAATACGAGCGCCGGAACGGCGTCACCCTCGAGCTCCTCCGCTACTTTGACAAAATCGACTACCCGCTGTCCTTCTCGACGAAGGCGGCGTGGTGGACGGAGGACAGCCGCTACATGGAGCTTTTCGCCCGGCACACGCACAACTGGCACGTCAAAATCAGCATCATCACCGCAGACCCGGAGAAAGCCCGGAAGATTGAGCGCGGCGTCCCGTCGCCGCAAGAGCGGCTCGCAGCCATCAAGAGGCTCGCCGACATCGGCATCCACGTCACACTCCGGCTCCGGCCTTTCATCATCGGATGCAGCGAGGACTACCCAACGCTCATCCGGGCGGCGAAGGAGGCGGGCGCGGACAGCGTCACCACCGAATTCTTCTGCATGGAGAGCAGGGCCGACGACAGGCTCAAGGCCAGATACGCAGCGATGAGTGAGGTGCTCGGGTACGACATCCATCAATTCTACATGGAGAACAGCAAGCAGCAGGGCTACAAGAGGCTGAACCGGGCCATCAAGGCCCCCATCATCCACAGGATGCGGGAGCTCACGCACAGCCTCGGGATGCGCTTCCACGTTTCCGACGCTTTTTGCCGGGAATGCAACGACGCCTGCAACTGCTGCGGCGTCCCGCCGGAATGGAGCGTCAGCCAGACCGGCAATATCGGGAACGCCATCATCATCGCCCGCGAGAAGGGCTTTGTCACCTTCTCCGACGTGATGGAGAGCATCAACAAGTATTTCGACTTCCCTTGGGTAGGGGCCTGCGGCTACAACACCGGCAGCAACAAGGCCCGCGCCCTTCTGTACGACACCACGATGGCCCAATGGCTGCGCTCCAACTGGAACGACACCAAGAAGGGCACCAGCCCGGCCAGAGCCTACGGCGGCGTCCTTGTGCCGGATGGGAAGGATGAGAACGGGGATGTCATTTACAGATACGCGATAAAGCGATAAGGGAGGGATGGGAATGCCAAAGAGACGCCCGGAGCCCGAGGCCGCCCTCCCGTGGGAACGGCAAAAGGGAGAGACCCCGCAGGCGTTCGAGGCGTTTTCCATCTACCGCGATATGGGCTCAAGCCGCAGTACGGCCAAGGTGGGGCGGAAGTTAGGCAAGAGCAAGAACCTCATGGACAGGTGGAGCAGCCGATGGGAATGGGTAGAACGGGCCCGAGCCTATGACAACGACCTCGAGCGCCAAGAGCGAGCAGAGGCAGCCAAAGACCTCAAGGAGGCCCGGAAGCGCCAGCGCAAGACCGGCTATTTCATGCAGAAGAAGGCCACCGAGGCCCTCGACAGGCTGAACGTCGAAGACCTCGACGCCAACGACATCATCCGCCTCATTGTGGAGGGCGCGAAGCTCGAGCGCGGCAACCTCCTTGAGGAGGCGGGCTTCTTGCAGCCCACCGGCACCCCGGCCCGCAGCGGGCAGCAGGGCGCGGCGGACGGCGGCATAGATTGGTCGAAGCTGACGGACGCAGACCTCCGCAAGCTCGCCAGCATGGACGGAGGTGACGACGATGAGGAAGAATGACGCCCGCGAGAGGCTATACACAAAGGCACAGCTACGGGAAATCGCCCGCGCCGCGAAGATGGAGCTCGCCCGGCGGAGCCTCATCGACTTCACGAAGTACACCAACCCCCTCTACATCGAAAACTGGCACCACGTCAGCTACGCGGCGAAGCTGGACGCCTTTGCCGCCGGAAGGATTAAAAAGCTCATGGTGTTCATGCCGCCGCAGCACGGAAAGAGCGAGCTGTGCAGCCGCAGGCTCCCGGCCAAGATGCTCGGGGACAACCCAGACCTCCGGGCGGGCCTCGTCTCCTATAACCACGACTTCGCATCGAAGTTCAACAGGGACGTGCAGCGCATCATCGACAGCCGGGAATACGCAGGGCTTTACCCGGAGACCCGCCTCAACACCGCGAACATCCGCGCAGCCGTCGGCTCTTGGCTCCGCAACTCGGACGAATTCGAGATAGTGGGGCGGCAAGGCGGCCTTGTCACCGTCGGCATCGGCGGCGGCCTAACGGGCCGCGCCCTCGACGTGCTCATCATCGACGACCCGTACAAAGACCCGAAGGACGCATGGAGCCCCACGGTGCGGCGGAGCATCCAAGACTGGTACGACACCGTCGCCACCACCCGCCTGCACAACGACAGCCGCCAGCTCATCACCCTCACGCGCTGGCACCAAGACGACCTCGCCGGCGTCATCCTCAAGCGCGAGCCGGGCGAATGGGAAGTCGTCAAGTTCCAAGCCATCAAGGAGGGCGACCCCACCGACATAGACCCCCGGCACGAAGGCGAAGCCCTCTGGCCGGAGCGTCACAGCCTCGCCCGGCTGCTGTCTGCAAAGCAGAGCAACCCCCACGTCTTCATGAGCCTCTACCAGCAAGACCCGAGGCCCGCAGAAGGCCTCCTGTTCCCAGCAGAGGCCCTCAACTACTTCGAGATGGAAGACATACGGGGAAGGACGCCGGACGGCGTGATAGCCGTTGCAGACGTCGCAGACACCGGAGAGGACTATTACTGCATGATTGTGGCCTACCTTTTCGGCAACGACATCTATGTGGTGGACGTGATATACACCCAAGACCAAGCGGAGATAACGGAGCCCCTCACTCTCGGGGCGCTGGACAACTGGAAAGTACAGAGGTTCCGCATCGAGAGCAACGCAGGAGGGCGGCTGTACGCCAAGAGCATCCGCGAGAAGGCCAAGGGCTTCACGGCCATCGAGGCGGTGCCGTCCAGCACGAACAAGGAGACCCGCATTCTCACAGCCAGCGGCCAGATAAAGCAGCGCGTACACTTCCGGCAGGATTACGCGCACGGCAGCGACTACGAGAAGTTCTACGACCATTTCACCAGTTACACCATCCGGGGGCCGAACGAACACGACGACGCCCCGGACGCCGTGACAATGCTCATCACCACGGCGGCGGACAATATGCTCTCGTGGAGCCTCGAGAGCGATTAAGGAGGAGACCAATGAAAGACCAAACAGAGAGCGAGGTGAACCGCGATGCCCCTGTTTAACAGGCGGAGGCAGCTTCCCAGCGACCAATTCAGCCGCGCAGAGGGAAATGCCATGATACCGAGGTGGACGCGCCCGCCGGAGCGGAACACCTACGACTGGATTAAGATGTTCTCCAAGAGCCCGCGCCTCTCCGTGGTGGAGCGCATCGCGTCCGACCTTTCCTTTGCCACCGGCAAGCTCTACGTCGTAGGCAGCGACGGCGAGGAGAGCGAAATCACCCGGCACAGCTTCCTCAATTTTTGGGCGCAGCCGAACCCCCTGCACGAATTCTCGGCAGCAGCCTTGTGGCGGCTCGAGGAGATTTACCTCCTCCTCAAGGGCGAGGGCTACTTCGTCATCGAGAAAGACCCCGCAGGCCGCCCGGCAGAGCTTTGGCCGGTACCGACCCATTGGGTGATGATGACGCCGTACCTCGGGCACCCCTACTACACAGTCAAGACCACCAGCGGCAGCATCATGGAAGTCAGCGTGGATGATATGTTCGTGATGAAGGACATCAACCCGCTCGACCCCTTCCTTCGGGGCCTCGGGCAGGCGGAGGCCATCGCCGACGAAGTGGAAATCGACGAATACGCCGCGCAGTTTCAAAAGCGGTTCTTCTACAACGACGCCACCCCGAACATCATCGTCTCCATGCCCGGCAGCAGTGACGAACAGCGCAAGCGGTTCCGCGCTGAATGGCTGGAACGGTTCAAAGGCGTCTTTAAGAGCCACGGCATAGCCACCACCGGCGGCGACATCAACATCCAGAAGGTCGCAGAGAGCATGAAGGACATGGACATGGTGAATGGCAGAACCTTCATCCGCAACGCGACACTCGAGCATTTCGGCGTCCCCCGTGAAATCATGGGCATCACCGAGAGCAGCAACCGGGCCACCTCAGAGGCAGCCCAATACATCTACGCGCAAAACGTCCTTATGCCGCGCCTTCGCCGGCGCGAGGAGGCCATCAATCAACAGCTCCTCCCGATGTTCGGAGAGGGGCTGTTGTGGCGTTATGACGACATCGTTCCCCGGAACCAAGAATTCGACAAGATGAAGGGCATCGACGGATGGAACGCCGGGCTCCTCACCAAGGACGAAGCCCGCGAGCTCCTCGATATGCCCCCGGCAGAGGTGGGCGGGGACGTCTACAAGACGACCTTCTCCGACATCTACATGAGGGCGAACGAAGACCCGGCCAGCGTGAGCAGCAGTATGGCGAACCTGCAGTACGGAGACCCCGCAACCGCAGAGACCGGCGGCGCGGAGGAAATCGACGTTGAGGAGCCGCCAGCCGACCCGGACGCTGTTGAAATCACGGCCTTCGGCGGCAAGCAGAAAAAGAGTGTCAGCCTCCGGGCCATCATCCGCAGCGAGGACGCAGCGGCCCGGCAGAGTACCACGGCCTTCGAGATTGCGACCATGAAATACTTTCGGGAGCAGGCCCGCCGCATCGGCAGCGCCCTCGGTGCTACCGAGAAGGCATCCTCGACGGCGTGGGACGCTCTCAAGAGGTACATCACCGAGACCGGGCAGGTAGACCGGGAGGCATGGGAGGCACTCACAGAGGAGCAGCGGAAGGCCCTCATGGACGAATTCGTCGGGAGCCTCATCGACTGGCCGAACGAGACGGACGTTCTCAACAAGGTTTTTGAACCGCTGTGGAAAGAAGCGTACACCGCTGGGGCGAAACAGACCCAAGAGCTCTACGGGCTCCGAGGCGTACAGCGCCCCGAGCTTATCAGCACCGCGAAGCTGCGCGGCGGCAGGCGCGTCACCAACGTCACCCAGACCACGAAGGACGCCATCGCCCGCATCGTTGCCGACGGCATCGAGAACGGCGACAGCACACAGGTCATGGCGGACAGCATCATGCAGGAAATGAACACCAATGAGAAGCGGGCCCGGCTCATCGCCCAGCAAGAGACCATGACAAGCCTCTCGACGGGCCAGTACGACATGATGGTGAACGCCGGAGCCCAGACCAAGACGTGGCACCACATGAGCATCACGCCGGACTACCGCCGCGACCACCGGCGCATGGACGGAGAGACCGTACCCATCGACGCGAAATTCTCCAACGGCCTACGGTTCCCCAGAGACCCGGACGGCCCGGCGGACGAAGTTATAAACTGCCGGTGCGTATGCACCCCGAACTTTTAGGAGGTAGCTCAATGGAATATACCGCACAGCAAGCCGCAGAGGCCGCCAGAAACATCGGCGCAGACCTCGAAGGGGAAAAGATACGCCCCGAGGCTCTGGCCGCTGGAATGGCCGTTGAGGCCGCCAGACACGGCACCAAGGACGCGGCGACCAACATCGTCGCAGAAGACCCGGTAATAGCGGCGAAGCTCGCGCTGGCAAACCTGCGCGTCTCGCCGAATTATTACTCTCCCAAGGCGGGAGTTACCGCATGGGAGAAATCCCTCGCCCGAGGGGCGAAGCAGCAGGGCCGGAAGACCGAGTACAAGACCCTGCTTTTCAACGTGGACGATTATGACGAGGAGCAAGGCATCTTCTCCGGCTACGGCTCCGTCTTCGGCAACGTCGATGACGGCGGCGACATCGTAGAGCCCGGAGCCTTCACGAAGACCATCGCCGAAGGATTTGAGCGAGTGAAGATACTCGCGCTGCATAACGACAGCCTTCTCCCCATCGGACGCCCACTTGAAGTCAGAGAGGACAGCAAGGGCCTCTACATCAAGGCCAAAATCAGCGACACCGCGATGGGGCGCGACGTCAAGGTGCTGCTGAAAGACGGCGTCCTCAATGAGCTGTCCATCGGGTACGACCCCATCGTATTCGACTACGACGAAACGGGCATCCGGCACCTCCGGGAGGTAAAGCTCTGGGAGGTGAGCGTCGTGACGTGGGCCATGAACCCCGAGGCGACGGTCATCGGCTACAAGGCCGCAGAGACCGCCGACAGGGCCGTGAAGCTCACCGAGGACGCAGCCGCAGAGGTCAAGGAAGGCCGGAAAATCAGCTCTGCCCGCCTCAAGACCCTCAAAGAGGCGAGCGAGACGATGAAGAAGGCAGCCAAGACCCTCGACGCCCTCATTTCCGAGGTCGAAGGCGAGAAAGCAAAGTCGCGCAAGCGTTATCCCATCCGGGGCCTCAAGAAAGCCCCGACCCAACCCACCATTGAAATCACACTCTAAAGGAGGAACACCAACAATGGGTATGAACAACAAAAACACTCCCAGCGGCAAGTCTCTCAAGATGAGCGCAGACGACCTCAAGGAGATGGTGAAGGCCGCCGTCGCCGAGTGCCTCGGCGAGGAGAAGGAAGACACTCCGCCCGCCGAGGAGACCGCCGGTGAGGGCATGGACGTCATGAGCGTCATCGAGGAGGCCGTCGAAGCTGCCGCCGAGAAACGCAAGGCCCGCAAGGAGGCCGGTGAGGAGGTGCCCGAGGAGATTACTCCCGACGAAATCATCGCCGAGGCTGCCGCCATCCTTGACGGTCTCACCGCCGAGGAGGAGGCCAAGGCCGACGACGCCGAGACCGAGGAGAAGTCCGAGGAGGAGGTCGCGGAGGGCAAGGCCACCAAGACCACCACCGCCCGCCAGACCAAGAAGCGCACCGCAGCCCCCGCGCAGCGCAAGTACGCGGACATCTATCTGCCCCGCAAGGTCGTCGCCGTCGAGAAGAAGAAAATCCCCGCCGACGTGCAGCTCGCCCGCGCTGTAAAGTGTCTGGACGTCTTTGGCCGCCACGACCCCGAGGCCGCAGCCTACTACGCCAAGAAGAACTACGGCGATGAGGCTATGGCCCGCGAATTCAAGGCCATGTCCGCCACCTCCCCCAGCTCCGGCGGCTATCTCATCCCGGAGATTTACCTCGATGAGATTATCGAGATGCTGTACGCCAAGACCGTCATCTTCGAGCTCGGCGCTCGCAAGGTGCCTATGGCAAACGGCAACCTCAACATCCCCAAGATGACCTCCGGCGCTCGTGCGACGTGGGGCGGCGAGGCTCGTAAGATTGCCAAGAGCCAGCCCACCTTCGGCAACATCAAGATGAGCGCGAAGCGCCTCGAGGCCATTGTGCCCCAGACCCGTGAGCTGCTCATGAGCACCAACTACTCCGCCGATGCCCTTTTCGCCAACGACCTCACCCGTCGCATGGAGCTGGGCCTCGACTACGGCGGTATGTTCGGCAGCGGCGGCGAATTCCAGCCCCTTGGCATCGCCAAGAACAAGGAGGTCGAGACCGTTGACGCTACCGCGCTGAACAACACCGACCTCGCCAGCGCGGACGGCAAAATCACCGCCGACTTCCCCGTATGGCTGGTGTCCAAGGTGCTGGCGAAGAACGTGGACGACCTCGGCCTCGGCTGGACGTTCAACAGCTTCGTCGAGGGCTTCCTCAAGAACATGAAGACCACCACGGGCGAGTACATCTACCGCGAGGAGATGAACGGCGGTAAACTGCTGGGCTTCCCCTACAAGGTCTCCAACCAGATTGAGACCGCCAGCAACAAGACCACCATCATCTTTGGCAACTGGGCCGACCTCCTCGTGGGCGAGCAGCTCGGCCTCGAGACCTACACCACCCTCGACGGCTCTTGGACGGATGAGAACGGCGTCCAGCACAACGCCTTCGAGGAGAACCTCTCAGCCACCCGCGCCCTCATGTATGTGGACATCGCGGCCCGCCATGCGGAGAGCTTCATCGTCGTCAAGAACGTCGCCATCGCGTAAGGCGAAGGCGCATAACACCAAAGGAGGAACAGCAGCATGAAAAGAGAACTTCTTGAGAACGTGAAGGTGCAGCCCTACACCAGCGGCGACGCCATCGACAGGGAGGGCTACCTCTCTGCCGTGCTGGGCGTCTCCCTCGGCGCTGCCACCGGCACCCCCACCGGCATCACCGTCAAGGTGACGTTTACCGAGTGCGACACCGAGAGTGGCAGCTACACCCCTGTCGCCGACAAGCTCGTCGTGCCCGGCAAGACCACCGACGACACCGGCGCGGTCACCATCGAGGCCGACCCCGCAGGCAGCGAGCTCCACAACATCGACATCGACCTCGTGGGCTGCAAGCAGTTCATCAAGGCCACCGTCGCCGTGGAATGCACCGGCGGGAGCACCCCAAGCTGCACCGCCACCTGCGCCATCGCCCTCGGCGATAAGAACGTGCAGCCGGTGTAAGGAGGGAGACGGCTATGTCCAGAGTGTATAAGCAGCCCCGCCCCGAGAGCAATAAGAAGGCGGCCCCGGTGACGGAGACCAAGGACACCGGCAGCGCGGGCAAGGGCAAGAAGAACACCGAAAAGGTCGAGGAGGGCGGCGAGGAGCCGCCCCCTTTCCCCTCCCCCAGGAGGGGGCGAACCTATTAGCGCAAAGCTGGCCGCCAA